ACGCCACACCTCGGCGGCCCGGCCGAATTGGCCCAGGAGGTTCGCCGCGAGGTCCGTCGCCCAGGAGAGTTCGCCCATCACGCCCTCCCGAGTTCGGAGGTCGACTCGAGTAGCCCGGCGAGCGAGAGGAGCTTGTCGGCCGCGGGGTAGCGCGGCAGCTGGTAGGAGGCGCCGCCCGACTCGAAGGTGAACGACTGGGACACGGGGCCCGCGCTCTGCGAGAAGCTCTTCACGCCGCGGCCGAGCATAGGGTTCGTGGGGTCAGGGGCGAGGGGGGCGGAAGCGACGCGGAGCGCGTACTCGCAGCAGGCGCGCGCCAGGGCGTCGGGGATCCCGTAGATGTACTCGCCGTCGTCGTCGGTCGCGTCGTAGCGCGGCCATTGCGTGGACTGGTCCCTCTGCCCGTGCGCCCTGGTGCCGCGGAAGCGGAAGCGCGCGTCGAGGTAGTCGGTCGCCTTGACGATGGCCTTCTCGATGGCGGGGTCGTCCGCGAACAGGGGAGGGGCGTAGGAGTTGCCGCGGTCGTCGTGGTACTGCTTGAAATAAGCGACGGTGACGTAGGCGTTAGCCCCCGTCACCGTGCCCGATTCATTCTGAACAAGAAACGCCATGCTGTCTCCCGCGCCGCGGGGGTGCGGCGTCCCTCAAATGGTTACGCCGTCTCCCGGGTCAACCCGGGGGCGGCCTCTTCAATCTCGTCCCTGGACACCTCGTGCCCCGCCATGTCCGCGACCGCCTTCAGGCTCGGCAGGCCGGAGGTCGTCCAGTGCTTGTCCTTCTTGGGGTCGAGCTTCCTCAGGATCTTCGCCAGGCCCTTTGCGGGAACGTCTGTCGCGCCTGCGCCGGAGTCCACTGCGTCCCCCTCATCGGAAAGGTGTTCTTCTCCGCCGCCTTCGGCCGGAGCAGGTTCGTTGCTTCCAGCTGCGGGCTTCGGCTCTGCTTTACGAGCCTCAGCCTTCTGTCCCCGTTTGCCATGCTCCTGCTCCCATACTGCCTCCGCGGCCTTCAGCGCCTCGCTGCCGACCGGGTGAGCGTTGTAATACCGGCCCAGGATCCGGGTCAGCCCCTCGTGCGAGGTACCGGCCTTCGAGGCCTTGACCTCGAGCTCCATGAGCCCGTTCTTGAAAGCGAAGCGCCCCTTCGAGAAGGCGACGGTCTGGCCGGCGTACGGGCCGACGAGCTTATAAATCAGTGTCTGAGTCTGTGTTTGCGCCATGGGCCAAGTCCTCTGTGTTCGTTGAAGGTGCACCCATAATCGCACGCCCCCCTAATCTTGTGGACCCACGCCTAACCGTGCTCCGCGACGACGCGCGGGGGCAGGGTGCGGTCGAAGGCCGCCTTCAGGGCCACGGTCAGAACCGCGCCCGTGACGCCGCCGTCCGTGATCGTGTCGACGTAGAGGTCGGCGAACTCGACCCCGTCGGGGTCCGTGAGGCTGAACACGACGGCCCAGTCACCGATGCCGTCGGTCGTCTCGGCCACCTTCAGGGTGTCCGAAGTGAACGCGGCGCCGTTGATCGCGGTCGCGTTGAGCGCGGTCACCATGTCAGCCATGAGGGCGGCGAAGGTGTCCGTGGCCGCGGCCGTGACCGAGACGTCGATGACGGTGAAGGGAGTCACGGGGTCGGTCGCGATGACGCGAGCCGTCCATCCGCCCCAGAGGGCGGTCGTGACGGCCGTGAGGTCCGTGATGACCGTGTCTTCCCACTTCTTGTCGGAGTCGCCGCCGTAGAGGGCCTTCGCGATCTGCTCGGCCTCGTCGTCCGAGTTGGCCGCCACCGCGAGGGCGACGACGTTCTCGTAAAAAGTCTGACCCGACTCGATGGGCGGGCTGAGAAGTTTAGCGGATACGGCCATGGGTTATACTCCCTTCAGACGGCTGGTGATGAACGGAACCTCGTAGGCGTCCGCGGGCAGAGCGACGGTCAGCGCCGCGCCGGCCACGCCTTCGTCCGTGATCGTCCCGACAGGGGCGGTGATGCCGCCCGAGCAGCCGGGCGGGATGAGTTCGAACGTGACCGTGTGGTCGCCGATCCCGTCGCCCGCTCCGGCGACTGTGAGGACGTTCGACGAGGAGTTGAAGGCTGCGGCCGCGATGAGTCCGGAGTCCGCGTTGATTGCCGCGGCGACGTCGAGGCCGAGCGCGTCGATGTCGCCTGCGCCCCCGCCCTCGGAGGTCACCGTATTGAGCGTCGCCCCCGTGCCGTCGCCGTCCGAAGTCGTGGCCGTGCGGCTGTTGGGGCTCGCCGCGTAGGCGCCGCCGCTATTGAATGTAATCGTGAGGACCTCGCCGATCGCGCCGTCCACCGTCGCGACCGCGAAGACCGCGTCTGTAGCCCCCGCAGCGGAGACCGTGTCGCCGACCTCGTAGCCCTGGCCACCCGCGACGACCGTCGCGCCGCTGACCGTGTAGGGTCCGCCGCCCGTGGTCGTGAGGTCGAGCGTGAGGCCCGTGCCTGTCCCGGTCAACGCCGTCGTGGCGACGGCCGTCTTGTCCCCGAGGTCAGGCGTGAACGAGCCGGCCGCAGAGATGGTCATCGTCGCGGCCTCGCCGATAGCGGCCGTCGCGACCTCGAACTCCGCGTCCGTGTCGCCGGCCGCGCCCGTGAGGAGGAGCTTGTCGCCGACCGCGTAACCTTCGCCCCCCGCGTCGAGGGAGCCGGCCGTGACCTGGTAGGATGTGGGGGTGAGGACGGTGACGTCGAGGATGTTGACGCCCGCCGGCGTGGCGACCTTGACGTGCGCGCCCCAGCCGGCCCAGCCGGCCGAGTTATCGATGAGCGCCGCCGAGGCGCCGAGGTCCCATGATTCTGCCCCGCCGCCCGCGATGCGCTTGGCGGTGGTGGTGTCGGGCGCGACGACGACTTTCGTCCGAGCCCGGTTCTTGGTCGTCGCGGCGCCGTTGCCGGTGCCGAGAGCTACCACGTATTGGTTCATTGCCATGTCCGTTCTCCTTCTGTCGCGCGAAAGCCAAGGCGGAACGAGGCGGGCCCTGGCGGGTCACCCCGTCCCGACCCCGCCCCGGAGCTTAGTTGAGGATGCCGTCCGCGAAGCTGAGGCCATTCTCGCTGAACAGAGCGAGGCCGGCGTACCACTTCACGCGGGTGATGCGGTTGTCCGCAGCCTCCGCGACACCCACGTCCTCGATCATGATGCCCGCCGCGTTCGCGGCCGTGAGGCCGGAGAGGCCGTGCATCTGGGACCCGTCGTCGAACGTGCCGGCGAAGATGGTCGTGCACGCCGTGCCGCCGCCCTTCACCTGGTCGATGGGGATCCAGTCATTCTTGAACATGGGCACGCCGCGGTAGGCCTGCACGCGTTGACCGCTGGGAAGCTCGACGACCTCGTTGACCGAGGCGCCGCCCAGGGCGCGGAGCAAGACGTTGTAGCTGCGCAGGGTGCGCTGGTTCATGGCGATGTAGTCGACCTGGCCGTCTTTGTCGGTCACGAGGTCGAGCAGCTCGTCAAGGATGGTGAAGGACAGGTTGGAGCCGGAGCCGCCGGTCGTCGCCTGGCGCTGCGCCAGGTTCAGGAGGCCGTCGAACTCGTTGCCCGCGCCCGTGCCGTTGATGAGCATGTTCTGGAAGCTGCGGCCGCAGCTCTTCGCCTTGGAGGCGACCTGAGCCGCCGTCTGGTCCTGCTTGTTAGACCGCGTGGCCTGGACGAGCCCGTTGACCTCGGCGTCGCCGATGATGGTCGTCAGGTTCGAATTGACGGGGGTGAACGTCGCGGGGTTCTTCGCCGTGACGACCGTGTTGATGCCCGCGACCTGAACGTCGCCGAGGACGTCCTCACGGTTGTAGGCGAGCGAGTTGCCTTCGATGGGAAGGAACGGCAGCACCTGGTACATCTGGTTGACGGTGATGAGATTCTCGATGACGCCTACGACCAGTTGATCCTGGGACAGTACGGCGGAATCCAAAAGGGTGATTGAGGGCATGTTGTGAGCTCCTTCCAAAGCCGGGTTTCACGAGGTTGATATTGCTGGTGAAACCGGATCGCCCGGCCGGAGGAAACTGAGCGCGGCGCGGCGTCGCGCCGCGGGCAGTCCATCCTACCCCCCGGCGTTCGCCAGCGGGGAGCTTCTATAAGACTTGCTTACGTTGTCGCTGGCGCGGCGCCGGAATAAACCTGCGTCTTCGCGCGAGCAAAAAAAGGCCCAGCCTCCGCGGCCGGGCCTTTGGAATCACTTCATGCCGCGGGCCTGAAGGCCGGCCGCAATCTTGTCGACGGGGCTGAGGTCCTTGCCGCCCTGGCCGCCGCTGTTGACCTGGCGCGTGCCCTGTCCCGCGCCGGATCCGCCGGCGCCCTCGGGCTCGAAGGCGCGGCCGTACGTCTTGTCGGCCTTGAGGTTCTTGACCAACTCGGTGATCGTCATGGGGGAGCCGGCCGAGCCGTAGCGCGTCTCGCCGTCGCCGTCGACGACGACGACCTTGAACTCGCCCTTGTCCTCGACCATCTTGACCTGGCGTTCGACGTGCGGGAGCAGCAGCTCGGGCACGCCCTTCTCCGTGGCGATGGCCTGGGTCGCGACGGAGACGATCAGGTGCTTCCGCACCGCGGCCGTCAGCGCCTCGATGCGCGTGTCCTTCTCCTTGAGCTTCTCGCCGTGGGCCCGGTTGAGCTCCTCCTTGATCTTCTCGGGGTTGATCTTCTCGCCCTTGGACAGCTTGTCCTTGAGGTCGGTCAGCTCCTGGGTCACGGCGTCGGGGTCCGCGCCGAGGCCGCCCCACTTCGCGAGCTGCTCCTTGTAGGTCTTCTCGCCGCCGCGCAGCGTGCGGTTCGCCTTGTTGAGGCCGTCGACCGACTTCGCGACGCTCCTGAGCGCCTCGGGGATGACGAACTTGCCGTCGTCCCCCTTGACGTAGAGGGTCTCGAAGGGCGCAGGGACCTTCGCGATGTCGTCGACCGTGATGTTCTGTTCGAAGATGAAGTCCATAGGAATCGCTCCTGTTCTGGTTGTGGTACTACTCGCCGAAGGCCTCGCGCCAAGCGGCCGGCTCTTTCGCCCTCAGTTGGTCCAGCGTCAACTCGTTCCCAGCGCGGTCGACGAACCTGTCGGCCGTCAGACCGCCGTCCCGGAAAAGTTTTCCTTTGGCGTTGCCCAGGACGCGGTTCTGGAAGGCCGCGGACTGACGCCTCAAGAAGCCATCATACGTTTCTTCCGCAGGTACCGAGCCCACGTTCTCCTTGGCCCACCTGGACCTGACTTCGGCCAGGGGCAGACCCGTGCGGCGCGCCTCGGCCTTGAAGTCCGTCTGGCGCCTCTCGCCCGTCCTCGTGTCCGTCACCGTGGCCCTGGTGCCCACAGCGCCGACGCCGGAGATGACCGCCACCATGACCGACCTGCACGAGAAGTGGGCCGGGGGCCTGGGGCCCTCGCCGACCGGGTAGACCTTCCCGTCCCTCGCCCTGCAGACGGCCGAGGTGCGCCCGTCGAGGACCGAGGTCCAGCGGAGCCCGTCGATGATGTCCGAGTTTGCCTTCCAGACCTCCTCGCGCGCGGCCTCCGAGACGTGGTTCACGGCCGTGCGCACGATCCCGGCGGCGTCGCGCCTCGCGACCGCCAGGGGGCCGAGCTCGGCCCTGAGGCGCCGGACGATGGCGCCGACCTCCTCGCCCTCGGTGATGCCGAGCACGATCGCCGACTCGACGCGGCGCCTGTCGCCTGCCTCGAGCTGGTCGAACCAGCCGGACAGGAGCTGGCCCTGGAAAGGCTTCGCGAGCGCCGCGGCGGCGGCCCTCCCGAGCGGCGGGGACACGACGTCGAAGACGATCGGTGCGGAGTCGCGGATGGACCCCGCCTCGCGGCGGGCCTCGTCCTTCGCGAGGGTCTTCAGGACGGCCGTCTGGTCCTCCCTGATCCGCGCCCAGGTCTGGGCGCGCAGCTCGCGAACCTCCTTCAGCATGACCTGGAGGCGCTTCTTCGCGAGCTTCGTGTTCGGGTAGGCGGCGCCGGCGAGGGGCGCGAGTTTTGCGCCGAGCCGCGCGACGAGGTCCTTCTCGGCCTTCGCCAGCTGCTTCTCGACGCGCCTCGCCTCGCCGGCCGAGTAGCGCCGGAGGTAGATGAGGTTCCTGACGGTCCTGTCGTAGAGCTCTTGGTTCCAGGTCGGCATGGCCTACGCCCCCGCGGCGTCGCCGTCCTCGCCGCCGTCGCCCTCGTCGTCCCCGCCAGCCTTTTTGTTTTTCGTCCCGCCCTCCGGGCCGTCGCCCCCCGGCTCTTCCGCCGTCTCGTCCACGCCGAGGCTGTTCTCCTCCGCCAGGAGCTCGAGGTCCTTCGCCGCGCTGAAGTCGTCCGCGAGGACGTTGCGGCGGCGGAGCTCTGAGAGGAAGGTCTCGCGGGAGATGTCGCGGTTGCGCCTGGCCTCCTGCAGGGCCTGGAGGTCGCCGCCGTCAGCGACGAGGTCGACGTAGGACTCGAACGAGACCGAGCCGCCGTCGTCGAGGCCGAGCCACCGCGCCGTGTACTGCAGGGCGAGCTCGACGGCGTCCTTGAAGTTGAGGGTGATCGCCTGGAGCTCGGAGATGGTCTCGGTGCTGTCGAGGATCCGGCCCGTGGCCGACTCGATGTCGGCGCGCTTCTTGAGGAACTGGGCGCCGTAGCTCGCCATGACGTCCTCGAGGTCGCGCATGTCCTGCCGGCCCGCGGCGATCGCGGCGCCGTTGTGCTCGACGTAGTAGAACCGCCCCTGCGGGTCCATCGTGGAGAGGAGGTTGTAGGGCCCGATCTTGAGCTTCTTGCCGTCGCCGTCCTCGGCGTCGCCGCCCGAGACCGCCAGGATCGGGAACCGCGCGGCCGTGAGGACGTTGTTCTGGTCGGACGTGGACCGCCAGTGCGCGATGTTCAGCTGCGCGAGGTCCTCGAGCGGCAGGTCCGAGACCATGAAGTCCTTGCGGCCGGTGTAGAACGTGACGAGGGGGACGAAGTCGAGGCGCGTCGCGCCCTCCTCGAAGACGTACCACTCGCCCCTCTTGCTGCTGTTGACCTTCTTCCTGAGGACCTGGTAGGCGCCGGGGGTCAGGACGCGGACCTGGAGCCCGCACGTCTCGCCCCACCCGTCGGGCTCGGACCACTCCTCGAGCACGCGGGCCTCGACGAGGACCTCGCGCCCGGTCGCCGGGTCCTTGACGGAGCGGGCGTAGAGGAGGTTCTCGGGCGCGACCAGTGTCCAGTAGGGCCTCTGCCCGGCCGTCTCGGCCAGGGTGGGCGCGCCCTTCGGCGTCTGGGGGAAGTCGACGAGCACGTGGGCGAGCCCCTTGCCGAAGCCCGTCTTGAACCAGTCGTAGCAGACGACCTGGAGGGCGTTGCCGGCGCCGTCCGCGTCCTCGGACCACTCGCGCACGGCCTCCGCCACGTCCTCCGCGAAGCGGAGCGGCTTCCTGAACACGCGGCCGACCATGTTGTTGAGGGTGAACTTCGTCATGTTGAGGAGGACGGACTTCTCGAGCCTGGACTTGTACCGACTGGGCGTCTCCTCCTCGTAGCGGGGGAGGTAGAGCGTGCCCGCGGCCTTCATGGCGTCCGTGCCGCCGAGCAGCGCCTCGATCATGCGCCACTTCGGGGCCAGGCGCTCCCAGGCGCGCGAGGGGGTATCGGGTTCGGGCTTGTTCTTGGCCGCCATCGTAGGTCCTCCTGCTGAAGGAAAATTGTCTGCTAAGTTGTCGCGCTCCCTGACCCGCGGAAGCCCACGGTCGCGCTGGCTCAGAAGGGCCGCTGTTTGATGCCGGGCCGCTTGCGCAGGCGGTACCTCGTCTCGTCGGCCGCGTGGTCCTCGCCCTCGGTGTCCACGTCGTCGGGGTCGCGCATGTCGCGCCCCAGCGAGGGCACCGTGCGGAGCCACGCCTCGCAGTCGCGGAAGACGAAGAGGGCGGGCTTCTCCCTGGGGGCGGGGTCGAGCGCGGCCTTGAGGCGGGCGCGGATCAGCTCCCACCCCTGCTTCCTCGACCCGGGCCCCTTGTCCGCCTTGACCCACTGGACCCCGGCCGCCGCCATCTCCGTGGCGTGGCTCGTCCGGCCGTCCGCCGTCCACATGGCGGAGTCGGCCGCGCCCGGGAGGACGCGGCAGCGGATGACCTTCCTCTCCCTGAGCCTCGCCTCGAGGTCCCTGATTCCGCGCGCCACCTCGCCGGGCTCCATGCGGAGGCCGACGTTCTCCTCCTCGCGCCTGCACCCGTACCACTCGCCGACCCTGAAGACGTCGCCCCTGACCGTCTCGACCTCCTGCCCCAGGGCATTTATGTACGGCGAGCCGTCGCTCTCTGCCCACACGCCGCAGCTGAACGGCTTGGACGAGCCCCAGTCGAACGAGCGGTCGACCCTCCACCCGGCCGGGACCTCGAACGGGTCGACCACGTGGACGCGCGGGTCCCACACGTCGTCGAACATGCCCCCGGAGGCCACGTCCCAGCTCCCCTTCGACCAGGCCTCGGCCTCCGCTCGGTTCCGCGCCGCCGCCAGGACCCTGGCCATGTAGCCGGGTTCGGCCTCGAGCAGCGCGGGGTTGTCCTTCAGCCTCACCTCGATCGCGACGCGGTCCGGCTCGGGGTTGCCGTCGGCGTCGCGCGCGTCCCTGATGACCTTCCCGTAGGCCGCCGGGAGCCGGTAGCGCTTCTTGATCCAGTTCATGCCGGGGCCGTAGGGGTTCGTCGTGGCCCTGCACTTGCGCGGCATGGGCCTCCCGAGCCGGTCGCGCCTGTCCTGGGGGACCGTCGACCGGACGCAGCTCAGCATGCGCTTGAAGCAGTCCGGGTTCGGCCAGTTGGTCAGCTCCTCCCACCCGACCCAGGGGTACGCGTGGCCGTGATAGTTCCAGTAGTCCTCGGGGTCCAGGATGTGCCGGAGGAAGAGCTTCTCGCCGTCGGGGAACGTCCAGCAGTAGTCGGACTTGTTCCACTCCGCCCCGGGGAAGATGAGCCGGAACCACTTGCTCGTCTTCGCGACGACGTCGGAGAGCTGCTTGTACGTCTGCCTGAAGAGGATGCCGCGCCACTCAGCCCCCCACCCGACCCCGACGTGCTGGGCGAAGTCCATGACCAGGGCGTCCGTCTTCCCGCCCCCGCGCTCGCCGGCCAGGAGCACCTCGAACACAGGGCAGAGCAGGAACTCCTCCTGCGGCCCCTCCTGCGGGGCCCACGCGACCTCGCGCCCGTCGGGCGCCGTCCTCGGCCTCTGCTTCTCAGAAGCCTGGGTCATCGGCGGGGACCTGTTGCTGTTTCTGCTGCTGCCCGGGCCGCGCCCCTATCCGCAGCCGCCGC